ATTAATGATTATAGGAATCCTTTCAATAGGATTTATGAGTTGTAAGAAGAGTAAGGATGAGAATCCTCAACCGGTTAAAAGTTCTATTTCATCACCAGTTATAGATACAATAACAGTTACTATGACGGGTGGTGATAACTGTGACGACTCAGTTTTAGTATATAAAAATGGTATAATATGTATTACACAAAATAATATATCTACTAGTGGTACTACTACATATATGAGGCAATTTAGAACCACTGTAAAGTCAGGTGATTCAATAAGAGTAGTAAATGGATTACAATTAGATCCAATTGTTTCTTTTAATGTTGCCATAGTACCTGTTGGTATAATACCAACAAACACATATTATTATAGTTGGGATACTGTTGTTAATAATACAGCTATATATTCACCAAACTTCTATTGGTCTAGACAATTTTAATCCTTCTTTTCAACTTCATCTATTATACCTTTGGTTGTGGATTGACCTCGTCTCAATATAGAGGTTATTTTATCCCAAAGGCTATATCCATTCAAAAGATAGAATGTCTCATCTATAGACTTTATTTCAGTTAAACAGATCAAAGTTGATGCTATCTTTGTAATAGGAACTATATCTGTTATAACATATTTCTCAAATAGAAATATAACCATAATAAAAATAGTATATGTTAATAGTTTTGTTATTGTATTGGACATTTTTCTACTAGTGATCTGACTTGGATCTTGTTTATATTGTCTATATATCGCGAATATAAAGTCTGCTGCCACCATAACCCCAACCGTTAATAACACAGGAATAACAGGAGTTAAAACTATACCTATTGAAAGGATTATATCTGAGCAATGTTTAGCTATCCAATTTTTCATATTAATATTCACTTATATTATCTCTAATTATATCATTTGGATTTGGTATGATCTTTTCCTCTTGAATAGGCTTAGTAACCTCTATCGATTCTTTAACCTCGTTATTAAGCTTTATAAACTTAATTAACTTATCTATATTTTTATTTCCTATTGATCCTTTCGTCCTCACTCGTTTAATAAATAATTTATAGTATTTTGTAATAGTGTTATATCATCATTGAACTTACCTATTGCTGTATTACACTTCATACATAAAAGACCTCTTATTTTATTATCTATATGATTATGATCAACTGCTAGTGGTGATTTCAAATTTGATTGATGTTCATTACATATTTTACAACATCCATTTTGATTTTCAAATAGTTTATTATATACACTAATGGTTATACCATATCTATATTTTAGATGATTCTCTCTTGATTTTTCATAACCAATTGGCTTTCTATCCTTACTTCTAATCCTATCTCTTTCTCTTTCCTTTTCTAGGTTATTACTTCTATATTTATTAGAGTGTTCTCTATGTTTATCCATATTATTTAATCTATAATTATTTTTAATAACCTTTCTACAATCCTTACATTTACCTCTTCTTGGATTGAATTCAGATAAATCTTTTTCTATATTACATTCATTACAAATCCTCATATAATTATTTATTTTATTACCAGTTGAGCGGGATTCCAAAGGGGTCACACCCATTACAATCCGGATCACTATGACCATTTCCACCGCCTTTTCTAGCTGGTGTTGGAAGAGGACTCCATCCAGAAAAATAGGTTGTTCTCTTTGGTCTTATTCTATCTATACCAACAGTCTGAAAGTATTCAGGAAATAATTGAGGATTATTAATAATATATTCTCTTATTCTTTGGTTATAATAATCAGCATAGTGTTTAACATTATCTCTTAGATATATTAACTCTTTTAGACCAGTTGAATTAGCGTGATCCTCTGTCTTACTTAGAATCGCCTTATTAGTAAGTCTATATTGAATATCTGGAAGAGCGTGCCATACTGTAAAATGTGCCAAACAAGGTTGGATATAATTATTTAATAATGTTTTATATTGAATCTTAGATGGATCATTAATAGAGTTATCAGAAACCTGATTCATAATAGTTATATATAGGTTGTAACCTAGTATCTCTTGAATGTGGACATCTTGTGAGGTTTTTATATTTGGATCTATTAATCCAGGATCAGTATTTTTATCTATCGTAGTATTTAAAAACACATATTCGGTTGAAATTAATTGCACATAGCTACTCATATTATTTATTATTCTTATGTGTCTTGAATCTTTCTATCATTGATTTGGATATTCTATCCTTCTCTTCTTGTGTTTTCTTTTTACCTGGTTTTCCTTTCTTTGGAGAGGTCTTTCCCTTTTTAGCCAAGCTCATTCTTTTTCTAGTTTCTTCACTTGGTGATTTTCTTTTATTTCTTTTAATACCATTTAATCCTTCACCACCATCGGTCATATTAACTAATGGTCCTTTTCCTAAATCACTCCTGCCTATTTTATTTATATAAAACATTTCTTTTTTAATAGCTTCCTCATTATATAATCCAGTTTCTATAATATCTACTATATATCCATAGTTTTTTACAATATTTTTCCAATGTGGATTTCTACTATCTTTTGAGTAAGCCCTTTTTGTTCTCACTCTTCCTTTTCCAACATAAAATATTTCATTTTTAAGTGGATTTATATGAAAATAAACACAATATTCTTCCATTATTTCTGTGGATTATTTTGTATAGGTGATGCTCCTGTAATAGGAACCAATTTAAGACAATCTTCTTCTGAATATCCGTTAATAGATAATAAACTTCTTTTACTATCATCACTAATTTGTGATTGGATAATAGATAAAACATCTGATATAGAAACATCCATCTTCGCAAAATTTAATTCATACTCATTTAACTCAATATGATCTGTAACTCCGTTTATTCTAGCCAATCTATTAAAACATTTCTCAATGAATCTTTGTTTAGGAACTATATATTGTGTTCTAAACACTTCTAATGAGTTTAATATACCTGTCTGAGTTGAAACACCCCATCTGTTTGATTCTGTTTCCAAACCAAATAAAGCTGGGTCATTTACTCTATGAGATCCCAATATACCAGAAGTTATTATATCATTCAAATCTGTATATTTCTTATCATTATCATTTACTGCAATTGGATTTATCATCGGAGCTGTATCTTTGTCTTCTGAATAGGTTATAAATGCCTTACCACCACCCTTTGGACCTGCTAGATCCTTCATCAATCTTTTATTATTAAAAGACATTTCCTCATCTGTTGGTATTCCACCTGGAAAGTTTATAAACATACTTGGTGCGAATCCTTGTTTAATATTTTTAAGATGAAAGTCCGAGATCTCATATTCCATTTCAATCCATCTAGCTCCTGATATATATTCAGGAACACCATAAAAGTATTTACCTGCTTGATATTTCTTAACATATAATAATTGTGATGGTTTTGATCTATCTCTTAAACTAAAACCAGGATATAGAACTGGAGTATTTGATGTCTTATTTATATTACTCCAATCCTTACTTATCCAATATTGCTCTACTTCAGGATATTCTGGATCTGGAGCTGCGATTCTCATTGTCTGAGGATTCATATAATTAATTTCAGCTATTCTTGTTCTATCTTTACTCCATACTATATTCAAAAGAAATGCCCCAAATATCTCTAAATCATAAGAAACTATGGCTACTATCTCTTCTAAATCATTTTCATTCATAGGATTGGCTATAAAGTTTAATGCCTCATTTGATAATCCTTGTTTAGATATTCCATTACCACCAATCATAGCCGCCTTCTGATGAATAATCGCGTTGTGTTTTGGTGATCTATCTGTTAAAGATATATAATAATTTGGCATTAAATTATCTTCGCCGAAATTTATAAAATTACCTCTCTGATTGATAGATTCTTTGTATTGTGGAATATCTTTTCCTACCTGATTAAACTCAAATGATCTCATTGCCACACCTTTATAAGGCTTTTCATCATTAAATTCGTTATTAATATCTTCGTTCATATTACTATTTATATTCTATCTAGGTTGTTATAAACACTAGTCGTACTACTTGATGCTGTATATGATTGTATAGATGAGAATGTAACATTAATAGTTACTAATCCATTTTCTACCAACCCAATAGCATTATCAAGATTTAAATCATATTGATTAGCCATTTCATATATCTCATACTTATATTGACCTGTTCCATTTGGAATAGTTATTATACTAGCTGTTGGACTTGAATATGTTGCAACAGATATAGTAAATGAGTTATAGTACCAAGGAGCTATTGAGTGATCCTGTGATGTAAATATAATTACGTCATTGGAATCCTTATTAATTAATCTCCACGTAAAATATGGGTTGACCACATTTGATGAGTTTTCATAAAGGGTCACAATTACCTTAGTATCACCAGAACTATTCAAGTACAACATTAGAATTGTTTAATTTTTTATAATACTTCATAGACTCACTTATCTTATCTTTATGTTCTTGTGACATTGGTCCTCTTTTTCTACCAATATGAGATTTACCTATTCTTTCTTTATGCTCATTACTAAACTCTGGTAATTTTCTACCTACCAATTTTTTAGATATCTTTTCCTTTACTTCATTTGTTCTTGGTATTCCCTTAAATTTTGATTTAGTTCCTAATTTTGATTTACTTATTTTATCCTTTGTTTCTTGTGTGTGTTTTCTACCAATCAGAGATCTTCTTATCTTATCCTTTACTTCATCACTTTTATTATTAGTTCCATCCCCACCATCAGTCATATTTACAAGAGTACCATTATTTAAATCCATTCTACCAATCTTATTTATATAGAATTTTTCTCTATCATTTGCTATATCATATGATAAGTTATCTTCAATTATAGTTATGTTATATCCATATTTATTAACAACGTTTTTCCAATGTTTATTTCTACCAGTTTTTCTATATGCTCTATATCCTGTTCCCTTACCAACATAGAAAATTTCATTTTTTATAGGATTTATATGAAAATATATATAATATTTATTTTCCATTACTTGCTTTTCTTTTTATTTTCATTACACTCACATTCTTCCAATCTTTCTCCACAAACT